GGGCAGACTATTGGCACTCGCGTAGGTAAAATCCTTGATCAAGTCTCATTCCCTACTGGCATGCGTATCATCGATACAGGCTCAACTACATGCCAGGCCGATCCAGCCACAGTCCGATCAAGCATTTCTGCTTTACAGGTGGCAGAGTTCACCGAGCAAGGCGCATTCTTTATTCGCACAGACGGCACAGCTGAGTTTAAGGATCGATCAGATGTAGTGGGATCTCTAGGGGTTGCACCCATCCAGTTCAATCAGACTACAGGCATTCCCTACTCAGACTTGAAGTTTGCCTTCGACGACAAGCTCATCATCAACAGCGCAACCATGACCAGAGTAGGTGGCACTACTGTCTCATCAAGTGATTCAGACTCCATCGCTAAGTATTTCCCTCACGGCATAAATGTTGAAAATCTTGTAGCGCAGACAGATGCTCAAGTTCAGGACATTGCAGATATCTATGTTGCAACCCGTAGAGAGACCACGATCCGCATCGATGCCATGACTGTCGATCTACTCGATACAGATGTTCCGACCGACACGATGATCGGCCTTGATTACTTCGATAACGTTGAGATCACTAACGTCCAGCCAGATGGATCGACAATCGTGAAGACCTTGCAGGTGCAGGGCTTGGAGTGGTCGATCACCCCTAATTCAATGAAATGCACAGTAACAACACTTGAGCCTATAGTTGAGGGATTCATCATCGGATCATCGACTTACGGTATAATCGGACAATCCATAATGGGATACTAGGAGAAAATCAATGGCAGCAGGTCTAGGTTACAAAGAGTTCGCGACTGGAGATGTCCTAACGGCGGCAGACGCTAACGGCTATCTGGCCTCTCAGGTAGTAATGGTTTTTGCTAGTTCGGCAGCTCGTACTTCTGCCATTGCCAGCCCTCAAGAAGGCATGATCTCTTACCTCAAAGACACCAACTCTACCGAGTATTACTCTGGATCTGCCTGGATTGCTATTGGCGGGGGTGCATCAGGATTAAACCTCATCACCAATCAAACCGTTACAAGCTCAACCACAGTCAACGTCAATAACGTATTTTCGGCGACTTATGAGAACTATTTTGTGGTCGGCACTTTGACCTCATCAAGCGCACAAAATGGCGACATTCGCGTCCGGGTTTCTGGAGCAGATAACTCGACTGCAAGCTCTTATATTTATGAAAAGATCAACGCCGATAGTGCAAGCCTAACTGCCTCAAAAACCACATCGGATAAATGGACTGGAATCCTATTCTCTGGTGCAAACATTGCTTCTCAAAGAATGTATTTTTACCGACCTTTTATCGCTGATCAAACTGGCATCGATAGCACATCTTCGGTTGAAGGAAACTATTTATTGCTCGGTGGTGGCATACATAATCAAAGCACCTCTTATACAGGGTTTAGTTTATTGTTTCCTGCTGCTGTTTCAGGTGAAATCAAAGTCTATGGATTGGCGGAATAATGGAAAAGTTCTATACAACAGAAGATGGCAAGCGCAGAGAATCTACAGAAGAAGAAATTGCTGAGATTCTTAAAATGCGTCAAGAAACTGAAGATCGCGATGCAGATAAAATCGCTAAAGCATCTGCCAAGACCGCACTACTTCAGCGACTAGGCATCACCGCCGATGAAGCGTCTCTTTTACTTGGATGAAGCCGCGCCTGAGTAACTCTGCTATTCAATTAAGAGAGCAGATAGATGATGCATTCCCAGATCGAGATAGAACTTCGGACGGCTGGATCGGTGATACCCGACACGCTGCTCGCAAGTCTGATCATAATCCAGATGCACAAGGGTGGGTACGTGCCATCGATGTTGACCGCGACCTTGCAGGTAAGAAAGGCAAGCCCGATCTCATGCCTGATCTGGTCGATCAGATTCGACTCGCTGCAAAGTCTGGCAATAAGAGAATCAGTTACATCATCTTCGATGGTCGCATCGCCTCATCTAAGAAGGCTTGGGCTTGGCGTCCTTATGATGGGATCAATAAGCATAATCACCATGCACACGTCAGCTTTACTACAAAGGGCGATGAAGATCGCTCGTTCTTTGATATCCCGATGATAGGTGGAAAATAATGGCAGAGAACTATTCCTTCGTAATTGACCAGGGTGCTGATTGGTATCTCAACATTGTCTATAAGGACTCTGCTGGTACTGCCATTAACCTCACAGGCTATACAGCTGCGATGCAATTTCGTTTAACCACTTCGAGTACAACGGCTGCTATAAGCCTCACCCAGGCATCTGGTATCACAATCACCGGGGCGACTGGAACTCTGGCTATTCGTGCAACTGCGGCTCAGACTGGCGCACTCGATGATTCAGCCAAGTATGACTATGATCTTGAAATCACCTCACCTGCTGGAGTAGTCACTCGCCTTATTCAGGGCGTGGCTAGTGTTAGCTCACAGATTACTCGATGAGCGATCTGATAGTTATCCAGCCTCAGGTAACTCAACTCACAGTCACCGAGGATGTTAATCAAGTAGTCGTCTCATCCGTAGGCGTTCAAGGCCCTGCTGGAGCAACTGGAGCAACTGGAGCCACGGGTGCAACAGGCGCAGCTGGTTCTTCTGGCGTCGTCGCTGTAACTGCTCCGATCACTAACTCTGGCACTTCGTCATCTGCCAATATCGGACTCGATCTTTCTAACATAATGGCAAAATACACAACACCTTGGCAAACCACTTATCGCTCAGGCTATTGGTACGAATCCAGAAATGGTGGAAGATTAACCAATACAGGTGCAACCCTGAATAGACTTTATGCCTATCCCGTATTTATACAAGAGAACATAACCATTGATCGTATTGGCATGGAAGTGCAAACAGCCGCAGCCTCTTCAACAATTAGATTAGGTATCTACAACAGCAATTCTAATGGAGAACCTTCAACGCTAGTGTTAGATGCTGGCACAGTTTCAGGCACTACGACTGGTCTGAAAGCAATTACAGTGTCTCAAACATTATCTACGGGTCTTTATTATTTGGCTTGGGTCTGGCAAGGAGCTGTCGGTAGAACTACCAATTACGAAACTATCACTGGAAATTGGGCTCCGATTGCCTCAACGAGTCAAGGGCCAACCACATCATATTTCGTGCATTATTCACAAGACAGCATTTCTGGTTCTCTACCTTCACCTTGGGGTTCATCGTTATCACCTGCAAGCAACGGACAAACTCGCATCCAATGGAGAATCGCATAATGGTTAAATCAATTACCTATGGCCTAGGCGGTTACGACCCAACCAAGCCAAATAACAACATCGTTGAAGAGATCGATCTACCAGATGAGGAGCAGGAATAATGGAAGCAATTATCTACGCAACACTAGGACTTATTGCAATTCCTGTGATTCGTACAGCGATCAAGTCATACCGGGCTAAGAAGGCCGTTGGCGAGATCGTGGCAGATGCACTAGAGGCGGCAGTCGATACTGTCGAAAAGAAGAAATGAGCCAGGAGAACTTCTTTACCCTTTACTTCGCTAGCCTTGCTGTGATCGGTGGGCTTGCAGGTTATGTAATCACGCATCTTCTGTCTGAAATTAAGCGACTTAACTCGCGTGTCGATGAGATTTATAACATCCTCTTAGAGCGATAATTTTTACTATGGCACGAAAGAAAGTCATCGATCTCGATACTTACTCACAGCTCGATCAATGGGCTATTAGCCTGCATGAAATGTATCGCGCACTTAGGCGAGCAGGGTTTGCCGTTGATCTATGTCTAGCGATTATCTCTGATCGAGACTCTTACCCAGACTGGATTCTGCCATCGATCCCTGACCGAGTGGATCGCCTACCCTATGAGGACGACGACGAGGATTGATGAAACGAATAGTGATAGTAAGCGACCTTCAGGTTCCCTTTCACGATCGAGTAGCAGTCAAAAATGTAGCACAATTTATAGCCAAGTTTAAGCCGCACGAAGTAGTAACAATCGGCGACGAGATCGATTTCAATACCATCAGCAAGTTCAGCGAAGGGACGCCAGAGGCTTATGAGCAGACTCTTGGAGAAGATCGCGATGACGCTGTTCAGGTTCTTTACGATTTACAAGTAACACAGGTTTTAAGATCCAATCATACCGATCGGTTATATAACCAGATCATGCGTAAGATCCCGTCATTCCTATCCCTGCCAGAGCTGCGCTTCGAGAAGTTTATGCGCTTCGATGAACTAGGGATTACCTTCCATAAGAAGCCTTACAACATCGCTCCTAGCTGGATTGCAGTCCACGGCGACCATACCCCTATCAAGTCACAGGGCGGTCTATCAGCCCTTGAAGCGGCTCGTAGGCATGGCAAGAGCGTCATCTCAGGACATACTCACAGGGCAGGCAGATCGTCCTTCTCAGAGGCTTCTGGAGGCCGTATAGGCCGTGTTCTGCATGGAGTCGAAGTAGGCAACCTTATGGACTTTAGCAAGGTGTCATATACTAAGGGATCAGCCAACTGGCAACAAGCTTTCGCCATCATGTACGTCGATGGAAAGAACGTCCAAGTCGATCTGATCTATCTGGAGAAGGACGGGACATTCGTGGTCTCAGGCAAACGCTATGGACGACCTAGATAACGACTTAGATCGGGACATCGATGACCATATCGACGACTCAAAATCGTTACCATTTCGTTATCTTAATTCCTAGATTTTCCCCCTTAGGGCATGAGACTGTTCTGCAGTAGGCAAAACAACCTACACAAGGGAGAAGAAATGTTCGATCCATCATTAGGTGATTTTATGGTCATGATTGCTATGGCTGTTCTGTACTTCCATGTTGGCCGTATTGTCGGCATGAGGATAGGGTATCTCAAAGGACGTAAGGCAGTCCGGGAATACTACGAGACAAGAGACAAGGTGAGAGTGTGAATGCAAGTGAGTTCCTCAATGAAGCAAAAGCAACAATACAAGATCGTGGAATGGACTACGGACACCCGTCAGACAATATGTCCAGAACAGCACGACTCTGGTCAGCATTCCTCGAGATGCCTATTAGTGATTATCAAGTGGCGTCATGCATGGTCTTGGTCAAGCTCGCACGGAGTATGGAGTCGGGAAAAGTCGATACATACATCGACGGTGCAGCCTATATGGCAATAGCAGGACAACTACACACAGAGGAGAATGAGCTCTATGTTTAACCTAGAAGATTACGAGACAGTCGAAGAACGTCTAATTAAGTTTTGGAAGGATCACCCAGATGGCCGTATTGATACTAAGATCATTGAGGCGAGTGCTACGCGCTTCATCGTTCAAGCTTACATCTACAGAACTGAAGTGGATCAACACGCTTGGTCTTCAGGCCTCGCAGAGGAAACTATCTCGGGTCGAGGCGTCAATGCGACTAGCGCACTTGAGAATGCTGAGACTTCCGCGATTGGTCGTGCATTGGCTTCTGCGGGTTATGCTACAAAAGGAAAAAGACCTAGCCGCGAAGAAATGAGCA